ACTTGTGCGTTATATAAAAACGTAGCTGCTCTATTTGCTAAACTTGGTATAAATGTAGCAACCTGCATGATAGCATTAGCAGCTTGTCGTCTATTACTAGCCGCCGCTTCTGGGATAGATGGATCTGCAGATGCAGATGCAGTCCACTCGTTAATATTTGTCGCTAACTTATATAAGTTACGTTGGATAGGATCGAGGTTGTCGTAATCTTCTCTGGTTATACCTAACATCCCGGCGGCTTGTAATCTCATAACCGGATGCATTTCAAACGTATCTACTACGTCTAAAGGTATTTCACTGAAGTTCCGAACATTAGTACGGACCCCGTTACGATTTACAGAGAGTTCACCTTCTGGTGTTATCAAGGCATCCGTGAAGGTGGAAACTAATTCACCATTCCGAACATCAAAGTAAGCACCTTGTCCACTTATGGGGTCATATGTAGCTCTAACATACAAGTTTGAGACTGGATCAAATACCTGACCTCCAATTTCTGGCTCCCGTATAAAGGTAACGCCCATCTCTCCAGTTCTGGCATTTATGGAGTCAACCCTAGCTCGCGCCCTACCTGTAAGAACGTCTTCTTTTGTTACGCCTTCGGCTAGTGTTAAGTCATAAGCTGTCGGGAAAAAGTCAGGTATCTCCGTTAGAGAGCCTATAGATTGATAAGGATCTTCGACTAACCCTAAATCCGCAAGGCTTTGGACAGCTAACTCTCCAGCTTCAAATTCATTTAACCCCAAAGATTGCATCAATCTTTCTTCTACGGTTGTAGCAAGTTGATAAACATTAGATTCTTGGGGTGCTAAACTCTGAGCTATGGACCTTGCAAAATTCTTATCTGCAGTGTCTTTATGCTCTTGGTTTACGTAATTCGTACGTCCTGTCTCTAACCAATGTGTATAGGGGTTTTGGTCTTCAGTTAGACCATACATTTCCCGGTATTCGTCAGGGTTAAACTGTGGTGTGTTAAGAACTGGGTCGGCGGTAATAGTATCGACAACAGCCCTCTGCGCTGCCTCTGTGATGGGCACAATCAATTCATCTACGTATTGTTCATCACGAACAAGCTGTTCTGTAGCTGTATTATATGTATCTACAGCCTCACTATATTCGGTATTGAGCGCATTCCACTGCTCGGCCAGTAACTGTGCATTGGATACTTCTTGTTGTAGCTCTGCAATACTATTGTCGTATGCTGTAGTAAGTTCGCCTAACAATGCAGAATTATTATTTTGCCATGTATTTGAAGCAGCTACGGCATCGTTGTACTGGCTATTTAGACTATTAACTGTGGCTACTTGACTGTTTATGTTGTCGATTAGAAAGTCGTACTCTGACTGGTATTCGGCGCTCCATGTACCGGACCTACCTATGGCATCAAGTTGATCTTTGCGTTCGTAAAGACCGTTAAGATAGTTATCCGCAACACGTCGTTGCTCTCTAAGATTATTAGCCCGGTCAACAAACACATCACCCTGCTGCATAAGAGCATCAAGTGCCGCCGCATCTTCTAGTGTAATACCTTCTAAAGTGCCTATACGGTCATTGGAAGATGTAAGTCGTAAACTAAGATCTTCTAAACTGTCTCCAATATCTTGGGCGTTAGCATATGCACTATCGACGTCGGCTTGAGTTCCAGCAACCTCATCAAAAGCGCGTAAAAGACCACCCTCAGAAATATCATTGATAGCTTGATTTAAACTACTTGCGGCTGCAGATTGTAACGAGCTGTATATTACTCTAGAAGGATCTGCGCCAGTAAATGCTGAGGCTACCGCTGCATTTGTTGCTTGCGTTAAGAGAGCGGTACGGGTTCTACCTTCGGTGGTATTTTGGTCAAAATATTCACTATCATTAACGGCGCTACGCACCATACCCGCAGTAATGGCGGAATTGAACATCTGCGCGGCTACAACGTCTTCATTAACTTCACCGGTTTCTACATAAGAAGTTATAGCTGCAGCAGCGCCACTAGTTATGGTATTCTGGACTATATTGGGAAGCGTATCGAACCCATCTACAAGGGAGCTTAATTCATTTGAAACGCTGTCGTATGTATTAGTGAATGTAGAGTTAAACGAGTCAGGGTCTACATCTATGTCTACCGCCCCGGCTGTCCCTGTAGTAGCGGTTGGTGTGGGGCTCACCTGACCTCGAACATAACTTCCGAGAGAACTAACACCCGCAGCGGCGGCTCCATTGACGGCACCACGTAGGGCCGCATCTTCTATGCTCTCTCCGGTTGCGGCTGCAGTTATAGCACCTCTAGTAGCACCTGCGGCTGATTGGGCGGCTATTCTTCCGGCTGTAGCCCCTGCCTCACTAGCAACGGTGCTACCTATATAATCTCCTACAAATGAACCGACTTCAGCACCGAGATAGGAAGTGCCTGCGGATATGAGCATCTCTTCGACACTACCGCCATTGATAGCGGTTCTTGCGGCAGCGGCAGCGGCAATAATGAAGGGGTTACCTGTGGAGGCGGCAGCAATCATAATAGCGGTGCCTAACGGGTCATCTATAGCCCCCTGCACAACGCCTTCGGCAACCCCAACTACAGGTTCAAGTATCTCGTCGTAAGTCCACTCCGCAGCATCAACAACTGTCTCGCCAATCCACTCAAACGCATCTACGGCAACGTCAGCTACGTCCTCAACAACGTCAACTACTTCACCAACAGCATCACCTGCAAAATCAACTATATCTCCACCAATATCGACTATGTCATCAAATATATTCCCACCGCCGCCACCAAGAAGGGGAAACTGGCCAGTGTTTACTAAATCAGCAATCTCTTGAACAGGACTAGATACAACATCTGCAACTGGCGCTGCGACAGTCTCAACAACATCTACAACAGCACCACCAACATCTTCAGCCGCACTTAGAACAACACCCATCTACACCTCCATCGGTATAGGATCTTCACCTATAAGTATGAAAGCCCTGTATTCTCCGGTGCGTTTGTTCCTACCAATAGCCACCTTAGTATCAATACCTTTGGTTAAACGCTGGAATATTTTAAAAGCGTTTAGAAAGTTACTGTTAGCTTCAAACGATGTGGAGTAATGAGTTATACCTTTCTTCTGTAAATAAGATATGAATTGTAGTGAGTTAGTAAGAAAATTTCTGCCTGTATCTGCATTTAGGGCTCTACCAACCATCTTGTTTCGGTTAGCACCCTTACCTCGATGTGAAATAAATAACGTATTACCAAACTGTTTGATATCGGTACGAGGCATATTTGCTTCTGCAGCAATAGAACTAATCATAGCTTGGACAGGATAAGGAGTCTCACCTCCAACAGGAACAAGCCCGTTGTTGGTAGCAGCGGCGTACACAAGTACTTCCGGTGGTTGAAGCTTACGTTCTTTGCTGTCAACTAAATCCATATTAGATATCCGTAGAGAACAAAGCTGCAGAAAATGCGCTACCCATACCGGCAGCGAGACTTAGTATAACACCTTTTTGTGCGGGGACATCTCCAGATACAAACACTGAATCGTCCTCAGTTCTATTAGGTATACCCGGAATATAGCCGTTAGCCATATCCTTAAGCAACAACACTGTCTCTAATAACCCACTAGCACCCAATGTATGCCCCACTCGCTGCTTATACGATGTAGCTATAAAGCTATTAAGCACTGAAGTCAGTGCGGTTTTCTCTGCAGCATTATTGACCGGAGTGCCGGTGCCATGCGTCTTAACCACTTTTACTACATTTGCGGGTAGTTTGGCTACATCCAAAGCACCTTCTATAGCCCTAACGTATCCGGCACCGTTTTCTTCTTGGCCTAATGGGTTTCTATTGCTCTCTGCAGCGGTATATGCACCAAGGAATGTAGCTAAAGGCTCCCGCATGTTTGGGTGCTCGCGTTCAAATATAGCTAATACAGCCCCTTGGCCAACATGAAACCCATAATTCTTACCGTCAAACGCTGAAGGTCTCCGCTTAGTTTCATCTTCAAGGAGTAAAGAGGCTCTAGCATCCCCAAAGAACTCAAGAGATTGAACAGACACACCATCCTCACCACTTAACACAATCACACGGTCAAAACCGTAGTGCCATAACAGGTTTTGGGCATCCATAAGTACCTTCAAACTAGATGCACATGCTGTAGCATCGGTGGATATATGATCTTCAACGCCAAACATGGATGCAATACGACCCGCATATATATTTGTGAGGGTTATGAAGGGTATTTTTGTAGAGTGGTATAATTCTGCATCGGGGTTATTATCGTATCGCGCAGTTTTATGCGGCCAAGTTTGGTTTCCAGCGGCAAATAAAAACGCTGTTTTGCCCGGTACAGGGTTATCATGTACGTAATTTATAGCAGTGGGGGTAATAACTCGGCTAAGAAGATTGTGTGCGGGGTACGATAACCCTGATTTAGCTCGTGCGTACGTTTTACTGATTACATGAGCCCGTTGAGGGTAGGCTATATCTTCGTATAGGGTAGTTTCAGTAGTAGACACGGTGACTGCGTAGGTCATATGGATCATTGTATAGACTCCATAACAGCATCTACAGATTCAGGTTTTTTAGCGCCATGTTGTTCAGCATACTCAAAGGCTTCACGTATGGTGGTCATTGGGATGTTACGAGCAACGTCTTCAGGTATATCGTATATTTCAGCAATATACATACCAAATAAAGCTAAATCGAAGCTGTCTAACCCCGCATTTTCTAGGGTAACGTCCTCAGATACAGCAGGTTCTATATTGGAAGGATCTATCTTCACCACACCCAAAAGGGCGTTAAAAAGTTCTAAACGGTTCATATTGCACCTCTATTAAAGGGACAAGCATGGTAGCACCGGTATTAGAAAGTCACAATGTTTTATAGGTTGCTGACGAAAGATACTGCCACGATACTAGATGGTACTCCCGGATGTGGGGTTGTGGCGGCCTCCGTATGCAAACTTGCTGTAGTATCACTCACAGCCCAATACATTTCTATATACTCACCAGCTTCGACGTCGATAGAGAAGTTCCAATAGATAGCCTTATCGTCATTACCTTTAATAGTTTGTTTCTGACCCCCATAGGCAACATCCGAACCGTTCTTGTTGATCCATGTCCAAATTGTTGCATCAGAAGAGTTCGTATGTTGGATAGTTAAGGTTACTTGGAAGTTATAAACGCCATCAGAGGACACGGTTATTCGCGTATCATCAGTGCCGCCAATACTAACACCATTACCAATATATGTATTCTCAAACTCTACAGGGTATCCAGTATTGGTAGCTGCCGCAGTCTGGTTAGTGGTGCTGTAGAACAACCCACGAGGCATATACAAAAACTTGCCGCCATCCTCAGTACTCAATACATCGCCAATAGTAGCTGTCAGCCGGTTAAAAAATAGTCGAAGGATGTTATCTTTCTGAGTAACAGCGCCCCTATCATAGTCAAAACTAGCAATCGGTAGTGCGGGTGGTTGTGGAGTCTCTAGCTCGTTTGCCATTAGCGCCGACCGTCTGCACGCATATCTAGTCGTGGGGATCCTAACTGCCACTGCACCCCTAGATCTTCTGAGGATATCTTAACAGCAAGCTGGCGACCACGAACACGAGTATTAAGTTGTTGAGTAAATTGCTCAACTGGAACCGTCGCACTCCTAGTTATATTAGCGTAGTTCACGCCACCTTCCGATGCAGGGTCATTATAGCCAGCACCGGGGTTCTTTAGTGGGTATAACGTCATGGTAGCTGCAGGAGATGAGGCGGTAGACCCATCAAACGTCATATCTGGCAATATACGCCAGACAAATGCGAACTTATCTCCATCATCAATATCAAACTCACCTGACGTTATGTAGGAGTTAATCGCTGCAGGGGTACCAGTCTCGTTATCGTCAATACCTTCTTCATGGTTGACGAGGTTGTATGTGTAGGTAGCGGCGAGTGGGTATTGTCTCGTGCCAGAATCCAGCCAAGCTGTACGCCCCATTGTGCCGTAATACCAAATTTTATCTACATAATTGTAGACTACATAGCGATCCACGACTTCTGAATTTGCAGAACAATAGAACCACCATATCTCGTGAAACGCCTCATTAGTACCTGCAAATACTTGGTCTATCTGTTCAGCGTTAAAATCATTAAACACATAGCGTCGTAGGTCTGACGGTAGAGGTAGTGTGTTACCATCATAAGAATAGAACTTGTCTGTACCCATCCAGAACGCAACACCTGATGCATAGGTCACGGCATTGGGAGAAGCTATTGATATGTTGTCACCAACTAACTGTGCGCCCCACGCTGCAGTACCACCTAAATACTGTAGGGAATATAAAGAAGAGTCAGTCCATACCAGCACTTCTTGTCGAGCTTGTTTAGCAGTAATGATTTCAGTCCCACGAGAGAGCCGTAGACTACCCGCTTGGTTTGTAGCTGCAGGGGTCCAATTAGCTATATCTTCTTGGTCAGACCAACGGATTAACATCTTATCTTGTGTAGAAGACCCTAAAGGATTGGTGCCAAATGCAAACGCAAACCGGCTAATATCCGATACAAGAATACTATTCTGCACCGTAGGAGTGTTAGAAGCTCCCGCCAGAGTAGATATATTAACTGCACGACTAGAGGTGCCGCTTGTTACATCCCAATAGTAGATGCCACCACCACGGTAAGCGAGAACAAGGTCTTCACCAAAATTAGTTTGGTTCCAGAGACGTATTGGGTCGGTAGTAGTTACGCCGATACCCCATGTACCAGAACTCCAACCACCAGCACTCCATCCAGTTAAAGGCACC